GCACCCCAAGATACTGTCTCAAACTTCTTACTATTGTCGAAAAAGGCTTCTACGGCTCCATCTTGAATTACATTAATACCATCTTCACCACTCTTGGGTTGTATTTTTATTTGACCACTAGTTGCTTGGTTTCTTATATGTAAATTACCTTCAGTATTATCAATCATTGACAAACTGCCTGAATGATATATTGATAGATCATCTCCTGTTCCAAGCTTGATGTAATGGCTGTCATTCATATCAAGATGACCATCTAATTGCAGATGACCACTTAACGTAGCTCCAGCACTCGTCGACTCAAACTTCTTAGTACCGTCGAAAAAGAGATCTACTGAGCCATCTTGAGAAAACTTAGCTAAATCTTCTAAACCATTTGCAGCTTGAATACCTAAAACATTAGTTTGTATTACTAAATTACCTGTTCCAGAATCTTTTATATATGAATGAGTTCCATCATGGTAGATCGCTACCCCGTCTGAACTTGTCCCAAATATTGCTTTTGCGTTGTCATTAAATATCAAATCATCTGTTGACTTATCCCATGTAACGTTTGCAGCATCTCCAGTAAATACAACATCACCCGTAAAATTAGCCCCTGATAAATTCGCCTTTAGTGCATCTGCTGTATCTACATATGCTTTGATTGATTGTTGACTTGCTACTTTAGTTGCGCTATTAGTTGAAAAATTATCTTCATCAAGTAAGTCGGTTGAAATTGAATAATTATTAGCACTAGCGTCGATTCCGTTTAGTTTCGTATGATCCGCATCTGTAAATTTATTAGAATCTGTTGCGCTTTCTATTGCAGCCGCGAGTTGATCAGCCGTTATTGCCCCGGTATTTCCATTAACAGAAAGAACCGCATCGGTCGGCGTAGCAAGCAGGGTGTAATCTGCCATACTGCCAGCGGAGCCCGAATTGCGAACGTAAGATTTATTTTCATCTGACCTAACTACTATGTCGCCTTCTTGCGTTGTTAGTGCTAAATGAGCCGTTTGATTAGCTGCTGTTTGAACAGTTGTTAAAGCTACCGCGCTAGCTGTTATTACATTTGATGCAGATATTGAAACGCCTGTTCCTGCTGTATATCCTCCAGATCCGGGGGCATACGTCAGCGAAGCCCACGCCGTTGACCCATCCCCAATCTTATATTTTTTATCGTCACTATTCCAGCAAATCTCCCCAGACAAGGGGGTGGGGTTGGCAGATGCCCAATTGCTAGCCGTATCAATTCGTTGTTGAATTTGTACCTTTACTGTTGTGCTCATACTCCTTTAGCGTTACCACCTTTTAATAAATATTGTAGGTCAGAACTTGAATGTCCTGCAGCGTCCTTACAAAATAAATAGAACGGCGATGTCCCATTAGCAAAAAAGGAATCATCAACTGTTTCAGCCGTTGTATCAGCACCGCCGCCACCTGTTAACTTGTAGGTAAGGTCAACCCCTGACAATACGACGACTTCAATTTCTATATCATGGAACACACCTTTTTGATTCTCATTTGGTGTTGAGGCGTATCTATAAAAACTTGTACTTTGCGTTACGTTTGCACCGCCAAAAACAGTGGTAGGAATTTTAAACTTGCTATGTGTTCCCGCTGCGTCTAAATAGTGCTGCCTTAATTCTGATACTTCTGTTTGTGTTAAATCTAAATATCTAAAAGTTATAGAATGGCCGGTCAAAACATTGGAACGCCTAAAGCGTATAGGCCCACTTGATAACGTTTGCGACTGGCTAACATTCAAACCGCCCGCGTTATAACTAATTGAGTTTGGATACCTTGAATCGGGGTAATCGTTCATTTTTTAAATCGTATAAGGTGGCAGCAATTCAAGAGTTACAGACATATTAATTTGGCCGTCTACTTCTTCTATTTCAGGGCTTTCTGAATATCTCCATTTATAACCAGTCGGGAAAGTTAAGTTCGTTGCAACAAGCGTTTCAGTTGCCAAATCAAAAGGCTCGAAGGAACCATGAAAGGCATAATGGCTTACTAGACTTTGCTGCTGAGCCCTTGTAACAGATACAAAAGTCATTCGTAACCGATGTCCATAGCTAACTGATGAGTGCCTAACGGCAGTTTGTTCTCCAGATAAATGACCAAGATTACTACTAGCCACAGAACCGGGGGTATAAATTCTGCTAGAGGGTGTTAATGATGATGGGAAATTAGCTGCCATGATTAAGAACTCGGGCCTCCATGTTGACCAGAATTAAAGCCATCATCACTTGATCGCCTACCCTCCCAGCTAACACCCGATGTATCACTTGCATCATTAGTAAACTCCCACTTACCCTCTATTGCCCAATACGAACCATAAGTCCCATTACCCGCCCACATTTGAGGTTGCGAGGCATATAAACAACCCCCTCCCAAGCCTTGCCCGTCAACATATAAACCACCTAAAGAATATTGAGTGTACCAGCTCCCCCCGTCTGTCATCTTCACACTAGCTCGCCAAGGGATCGGACCATGCTCAGGCCAGTATTGTTTAGATGATTCATCATTATTTGCGCCCCAGTAATGACCACCAAGGTCTAAAACACCACCTGCAATAGTACCAACACAATGCCAACCGCTAGCACTTGTGAAGCCCCCGCCAATGGTGACGTAGTTATTAAATGTCATCCATCCAGTACTTAAACTTGTTTGTTCAAAATCTTCCGGAACATTCGCAAAATTAATTGTTCCATCAGGCAATATAGATTGAAAGAACTTACCCGCTTTAACATGTTTAGTTCTTGTTCCAACCCATCTAACGTAAGTATATGAACTAATATCAGGTTCAATCGGTCCAACTTCTCCTATAGGTGTTGGTGTTCCATATCCATCATCTGAACCGGGATCAGGACAAGAACTTTCAGCAATAATCCAATGGTCTAAATCTGCTGTTGTTAATGTCATCGTTCCGGTTCCATTGCTTGACGCGCTACAACTAATCAAAGTCTTAACGCCCCATGTAGGAGAAGGTGTATTGCTTCCGACTTTGTTTCTGCGATACCAACAGACACGACCATTTGCACAAGCTGGCCCTGTCGCCGTTAATCCGTCGCCAACTTTTAACGGGTCGCTATTGGTTCGATCATCAGTAATACCTGTTGCAAAATCAGAATCAAAAGGATCATCAGCATTATCTAAATCTTCCTCAAAGGGGAAGTCCTCATTAAAGCTAGGCATATCCCAACCAGTACCACCAAGGGAGGGCCAAGTCACACCGTCATCTGCAATATTTGAAGTCCCAGAATTTGTATGACAAGTAACATCTGTTCTTGAGCTTGAAATAACAGTCCCGACCGGGGTAGCTGCTACAACCGCCCTCGCAATAATAGAAAATCCAGAACTATCGACTGGAAAATGAATTAGATCAAGTTCAATTACTCCCGTTGTTGCTTTTTGTATGCGCTCTACTTCATATAAATAATCGTGATAATCAACAGTACCAGCGTTAGTTTCTCGTCTTAGTTTGACTCTGACAATATCGCCTAATGCAAGGGTGCTATTAAAAGTTGAGGGCCGGACACTAATGCGCAAAGTATGAGTTATGTAACGACGCTTCGCTATCATGAACGCCCCAAACTTCACGGCGTGAGATTCACTACAACACCATTGAGACAAATCATATTGAATAATAACGGGATTACTTACCCCGCTTTGTTGCACCTCAGATGTCCTAATAATTGGCAAGTCATTATCATTTTGTTGCTTCCACATCACTAAGGCTTTTGCATCTTGCCGTTCAGTGATCGGGATATATTCAATCTCGAAACTACCGTCTAATATATGGTCTTCAGAAAATCCATAAACCGGACTAATAGCATTAGTTGAATTAATAGTATGGTCAGCATTAACAGGCAACCGAGGCTTAAAGCATTTTTTCCCATCTTTTTCAGATAAGCGAAGTAAAAACTGATTACCTGTTTGGGTCAGAAAATCTTCTAAATTCTGCGATTGAGAAACAACACCATTACATAAGAAATTATTTGTATTTAAGAAGTTTGCCGCCGCCGTCATTGACGTTGTATCAATCATGTCATCGGGAAGCCTTTTAGATTGTTTGATTAAATAAATAGCTAAATCAATAAAATTATTACTACTTCCTAAAGTGCTATCTAATATTCTTGTGACCTTTAAACCATTCTCAACAAAGACATAAACTTGTCTATCCCATGTCCTATCACCATCGGCAAAAGTATTTGTGTAGCTGAGAGCCGTTAGATCAGTAAATACAGCATCAGTACCCGGATAACTTGGGATATTGTCCCACGTCGTTTTATTAGCAACATTGCTTATTACAGTCGCTGGTGTCCAATTAGAGGCCCTTTCGTTATACGCTCTTTTCCACGTTCCAACCCTGCAAGCCCATTGATAAAGTTGATTTTCTTTTATATCTCCTATTTGTCCTTGA